TCTGGTCTCCAGTTCTTAGGTGGATACCACTTTCCATTAAACTCATTAAGCTCAACCTTATAGTTTTCTGAGCTATATAGGTCTCTTGCTATACCAAAATGCACAGCACATCTTTTAAATGAATCACTCGCCTCACCTTTTTGTCTTTCAATGTTAGACTCTGACCCACAATCCATTTTACTTACCTCGCCAACACTACCATCAGCTCTTTCAAATGTGATAGTGATTCTACAATATAAACTACCTTTTATATCATAAAACTCATTACTCCAATTACCTTGACCAACAATACTATCAAGTGTATCTTGAACGTACCTTGCATCTACATAACAGAGCATGTTGCCGAACTTTTTACCTTTATAGCCAAACGTATTACCTACCCTATACTTTCTTTCATCTTCAGGTGTTGCTTTAGCTAATTTCTTTAAATCCTTTTCTTTTATCATACTTACCTCACTCTTTTAATATGGTTACTAAAATCAGGTGGATTACACATGTCCTTAAATGCACAGTAATTACATGCCCATTTCTCAGCAGGAGAAATACCTAACATAAAGTCTGGCAATCCTTTTTCATGTTCTTTGTTTATATTAACCCAATAATTATAGGCAAGGTTAACAAAAGATTCTGGCACAGGAACATTGTTTAATGCAGATGTATCTTTGTTGTAGAAAAACAAAAACATACCATCGAGCCTTCCAAATTGCTTTTTAATAGCATAGCCATAAGTTCCTAATTGCAACTTGTAGTTATAAGATTCATCTGATGGAGTAAATCCAAACTTTTGTTTCCATTGATATCCACCAACAGTTTTTAAATCATAAAGGTAAACACGTCCACTCTCATCCTCTACTGCCACAATATCATAG